AAAGGGATTCATAGAATGCCTTACTGATTTTATGAGCGACTCTGAGGGGCTTACTCAGGAAGAGATAGCGACTGATTTGGAAGAATTAGGGATTGATACCATTGAACTGGCGGCTGCGGCTGAGGAGATTGCAAAAAGAGGGTCGGCTGCCAGGCGGCTTGCCTGGCGCGACAGGGCAAAAAGGAGGCGGACAGAGATGAAGGAGGAACAGGCATGAGCATCCTAACCGACAGGGCACTCGACCTCGAAGCCGACATGCCCATTGACGAGAGCGCCCTGGACATGGAGTGGCTTGACCAGCCCAACCGCTTCCTCGCCTACGCACAGGCCGAGGCGGATGCGAAAAGGGCGTATGACGAGGCGCGAGAGGCGCTGGAGTACGAGAAGGCGCAACTGGACCGCATGATCCGAAAGGACCCCAACCGATATGACCTGGAGAAGGTGACGGAGGCCGTGGTATCCGCCGCCGTTCGCGAGCACACGGAGGACCGGGTCAAGGAGGTCATTGAGGCACGGTACGAATGGGAGATGATGAGCAAGGCCGTGGCCGCAATGGAAATGAGGAAGAGGGCGCTGGAGAACCTCGTCAAGCTCCTCGCCCTGGGCTACTTCGCCGCCCCCACAGAGCCACGGGACCTCGCCGCCACCAAGGGCCGTTGGAACAAGGAGCTAACCGAGAGGCGCAAGAAGCGAAGCGATGCAAAGGTGGCCTCTCGGATGAAGAGGTCGAAGAAGTGATGGCAGATCTGTTCGCCAAGCTGTACGTCTATTTCTTTTGGGCCGTGGTATGGGGCTTCCTGCTTGTAGTGCTGGGTCCCATTATGGTCTACATCTACTCCAAGATTGCGGGGTACGGCTGGCGGCGGGGAGCAAACAAGGCTATCGAGGTTGATTGGGAACGTCTGACCAAGGAAGAGGAGGAAAGAGAGTATGGCAAAGAAGAAACGCAGTAGCATGAAGGACCGTGCGAGGAAGAACAGCCACGCACGGCGGCAAAAGGGCGGGAACTACCTCAACCTGCCGAGCGGTGTGGAGGTGCTTCAGGAGAAGGAGGGCTCCAACCTTCTGGACATCCTCCCCTTCGAGGTCTCCATCCCCAACCACCCGGATGGGGGGGAGGCGGCCGAGAAGGGAGAGCTGTGGTACAAGATGCCCATCAAGGTCCATTACAACATCGGCGCGGACGAGCGAAGCGTCATCTGCCCCCGCACCCTGGGTAAGTCCTGCCCCATCTGCGAGTACCGCGCAGGGCTTCAGAAGAAGGCCGATGCGGACGATGACCTCATCGACGAACTTCGCCCCAAGGACCGTGTCGTGTACAACGTGAAGCCCCGTGGGAAGAAGGACAAGGACGAGGTTCACGTGTGGGAGATCAGCTACCACAATTTCCAACGCCAGCTCGATGAGGAACTGGATGAGGGCGAGGAGGAGTGGGGAGGGTTTGCGGACCTCGAAGGCGGCTACACCCTCCGCGTTCGCTTCGGCAAGGAGAAGTTCGGCAAAAACAGCTTCCTCCGCGCCAGCCGCATCGACTTCCTTCCCCGCAAGAAGGACTACTCCGAGAGCATCCTGAAGGACGTGGTGGCACTCGACTCCATCCTCAAGATCATGGACTATGAGGACCTCCAGAAGATGTTCCTACAGCTGGAGGACCCGGAAGCCCTGGACGAGGAGGACGAGGACGGCAGCGGCGGCAAGAACGACGAGGATGAGCCCTTCGAGGACGAGCCGGAGGAGGAAGAAGAGGAGGAAGAAGAGGAGGAAGAAGAGGAGGAAGAAGAGGAGGAGGAGGACGAACTGGACGGCATGGACCACAAGGCCCTGATGCGCCGTGCCAAGGAAGCCGGGGTGGACAAGCCGTCCAAGATCAAGGACGATGATGAGCTGCGTGAGGCCATCCGCGAGGCCGAGCAGGACGGCAGCGGCGAGGACGGTGAGTGTCCCCACGGCCACACCTTCGGGGAAGATGTTGACGAGTTCGATGAGTGCCCCGACTGCGACAAGTGGGAAGCGTGCTTCGACGCCGGGGAGGGCAGGGACTAGTGAAGCGGACCAAGGTTGACACGGTTGAGAAACGGGCTGAGGCCCTCACACGGGGCGGCTCCTCACGAGGAGGGGAGCCGTCCCCCCTCTACCTACCTACAGGGTGCGCCATCCTCAACTGCGCCCTTTCGGGACGGGTGGATGGGGGGTTTCCTGCGGGGAAGATTGGAAGCCTCGTGGGGGACTCGCAAACGGGCAAGAGCCTTATCGCCCTGGACTTCCTCGCCAACCTCGCAGGAATGCGCCGGTTCGAGGAGTATGAGCTGGTGTATGACGACGCAGAGCATGCCTGTGAATTCGATCTCGTGCGCCTCTTCGGGAAGCGGCGTGCGGAACGAATTATGGCCCCCCGGTACGACAAAGAAGGGGGGCCGGTGTACAGCGACACAATGCAAGACTGGATGGCGCAGATGATGAAACGCCTCCACGGGAAAACCCCCTTTGTATACGTGATCGACAGCCTGGACTCCCTGGATGATGAGGCGGATCGAAAGAAGTTGGAGGAGCTGGCGGACAGCGTCATCAAGAAGGAAGCCGCCCCTTCGGGGACCTACGGCACGGCCAAGGCGAAGAACATGAGCTGGTACTTGCGGACCTTTAAGGCCGATTTGAAGCACACAAACAGCTTCTTGCTCATCATCAGCCAAACCCGTGAGAACATCGGCGCGGTGGGCTTCGGTGCAGCCAAAAAGACACGGAGCGGGGGCATGGCCCCCAAATTTTACAGCACGCATGAGATGTGGATTTCCCTCAAGCAAACCCTCAAAAGCCCGAAGAAGGTTCCAATCGGGCTCCTGGCCCAGTTGAAGTTCACAAAGAACAAGCTGGGCCATCCCTTGTGGAAGGACATAACCATCCCTATGTATCAAAGCTATGGGGTGGACAGCATAAGCCCCGCTGTGGACTGGCTGGTGAGCTGGGGCACATGGAAGAAGGTAGGAAATAAAATCGACGCCAAGGGCCTGTTCAAAGAACCGGCAATGAAGAAGAGCATTGTACAGGCCATCGAGAAGCGCCCGGAGCGGATTGACAAGCTGTACCGCATCCTGCAAGAGGCGTGGAACGAGATGGAAGAGGAAATGCGGATGGATCGCAAGCCCAAATATGCGGAGGAAGATGAGTGATGGTATTCAGCGAAGAAGAATTCCGACAGAGTCTTCAGGAGGAGCAGAACCTCACCACCGGGGAAGCAGCGGACCTCGTGCAGCAACGCACCGGCTTCCGCCCCTCCACGCAAACCCTCCGAAAGTGGTGCGAGGCGCACGGTATCGGCAAGAAGGTCGTGGGGCGGTGGATTGTGAACCGCAGCAAGCTCCTGCGCCTTGTGGACAACGGAAAAAGAGGAAAGTGATGCGGAGGACCCGGACAAAAACCTTCTTTGAAAGCTCCAGGTTTTTCATCGGTGTGGATCCCGGACAGACGGGCGCGGCGGCGATGTTGCCGAGTGATGGGTTGCAATTCACCCTTTGGGATTATGGGGACTGGAGTTTGATACAACAGCTCAAGATGCTCCTGGACGGCGGGGCAGAGATTACCGCAGCCGTTGAGCGACAAATGGCCCTTCCCGCCCAGGGCCGCTCCTCCACCCTCAAGATCGGTCGCAACTGGGGCATGTGGGAGGGGGTGTTCCTGGGCCTGTACATCCCGCAGGAACCCGTGGCCCCGCAGACGTGGCGCAAGGCGATGTTAGCGAGGGAGAAGCGCGGGAACGATCCCAAGGCGGTGAGCCTGGAGATGGCGCGGCGGCGGTATCCGGCGATGGCTGAGATGCTGCGCCACAAGAAGGACCACAACAGGGCCGAAGCGATGCTCATCTGTGAGTGGCTTCGGAGAAAGATGATGGGCGGATGTTCAATTTCATCGAGGTAAAAAACTTCCAGAGCCACAAAAACTCCCTTCTCAATTTCCATCCCGGTGTGAATGCAATTGTGGGAACCAGCGATAGTGGAAAGAGTGCCATTATCCGCGCTGTCCGCTGGTTGTGGCAAAACCGTCCCCTGGGAGACAGCTTCCGTAGCCATTGGATAACAGAGAAGGACCCCACATCTGTTCGCCTCCAAGTGGAAGGCGAGAATACCAACCAACCTATTATCACCCGTCATAAACGCACCACCGTTTATAACATCTACCGAATAGATGATGCGCCTGTTATGGAAGGGTTCGGAACCTCCGTTCCTGAAGAAATCGTTGGAATCCTCAACATGGACTCCCTCAACCTCCAGGGCCAGCACGACAACCCCGCCTTCTTGCTGAGCGAGAGCCCCGGCGAGGTGGCGAGGGTGCTGAACCGCACGGTGCGTCTTGATGTCCTGGACGAGGCGGTGAGGCTCCTGAGCCGGGACGTGAGGCGGAACCGGGGCGAGGCGGAACGGGCCCGGGGGGATGTCAAGGAGCGCAAGGCCGAGCTGCGGGAGACCGAGTGGGTGGTGGAGGCGGAAGAGGCCCTAGAAAACGCAGAGGCCCTTCATGGTGTGTGGAAGGCTATGGAGGAGCGTTGTGATGATCTCTCCTCCATTCTCTACCGGAGCCGGGAGGTGGAGGGCCTGATCCAGGATCTCACCCCCGTCATCCGCCTAAAACCCCGCGTGGAGAAGGTGGAGCGGCTTCATCGGGGTCTCGCCGCATCGCGGGAATCTTCGGAGGTCCTGCGGCAACTTGCCGATAACCTGGACAATACAGAAGGTTCCCTGCGCAAAGCCAAGAAAGAAGCGGCGGGGGCAAAAAAGCGTCTCGCACGTATTGGGAAGGCGCAAGAAAACGTGTCTGTCTGGCGCGAGGTTAGCGCGAGTGCGGATGACCTAGAGCAAAGTACCTACCGACTCGCGGAAGTGCTAGAGGGCATTAAAACGGCCCATAGGGAGAAGGCTCAAGCTGAGAGGGATTTCCACCGTCTGATGCCCGATGTTTGCCCATTGTGCGGGCAGGAGGTGCCGAAGTGAAA